TAATACCACCAATGGGAGGTTGAGAGACAGAATTCATCAAGAAATCAATGTAGGCCATCTTGGTCTGCATACCCTGCATTTGGTAGACGTTAAAATCTTTAGTCTGGATAGCCGGTTTTGGAAATAGAGCTAATCTTCCAGCTCCAATATAAGTCAAACCTGTTAAGTCAACTGCAAATGTGTAGTAAAATTGATTTAAAAAACTCCATTTCAACAAGGTAACTGTGTTTTCATCCACAATGCTTACTTTAAATATACGATTATTTAAATCATCCATTGCTACAGGAGATAATGCCCCATCTACAAAAGCAAGACCCGTTAAATATACAATCTCATCATCTTCTAGATTGTGGTTATTAATAGTGAGATGAGTGGTTCCTAAAGAAAGAGCTACAGCAGTAATAGAAAGAGAATTATCATCAGGAGTTTGATAGCCATATAAGTGCACAAAACCCTGTTGGTTCCCTGACACTATCAGAGGAAATTGCGATTGAGAGTCTACATCGTCCCAGGTGACATCTTGGTCATCCCAAGTCACATTTTGGCTATCCCAAGTGACATTAGAAGTTCTCTGGAAAGTTCCAAAAGCGGTCACGTTATCTCGGAAAACAGCCCAAGTATTGTTTCTATAATTATAGACTAAAACTTTATTTGGAAATATGCCAGAGGCTGCTATAGAAGTATTGTCTTCAGAATCTGCAAAGCACCAATAGACCAATTCTTTTTGATAATCTCTAATCCCCTGTACTCTCTTAATTCCATCATTGGCATTCTGGAAGCGGAATATCTCATCAGGGATGTCCAAATCTATTCTAGCCACAGAGTTGCTATTGGCTTGAATAATAGCCTTATCCCCTATGGCCAAAATCCTATCATTGAACAGTACAGGGGAAAAAGTGCAATCACTGCCCAAATCAGAAGCAATTCGCTCCCATATGAATGGTAATCCGTACTCTCCTACATATCTTAACTGCCAAGTAGTCTCTTCAAAGAATACAATCAGAGTATTATTTAAGAAAGTAGCTCCTAGAATCATCTCATTAGTAGGAGCATCTAAGAATCCCCCTTTACCAAAGACATCCGATCTCCAAGCCCCTCCTACAAAAGGAGGACCTACAGAGGTAGTCTGTACTGGATTACCTATTTGAGAAAATCTACATCGGTTGTAGATATTTACAGCAGAACCTACAGTGGTTCCTTCCCAAGTATTTAAAGCTATTAATCTTCCAAAATAAGGAATAAGGATACGAGCTTGAAACATGAAGGTAGTATCTGCAGTAGTAGCAGTAGCTCCTCCTATTCCAGGAGCAAAAGTAGTCCATGTATTACCATCAGTATAACGCATAGGACTTCCAGCATTATTAAAGAAATTGGTAGTGAAAAATAACCTATCTTGTGGGTTTATTCCTCTATAATTGGTTGACCAAAAGAAATCAGAATTATTCCCATTCCAGGTAGTTCCTGGGATAAATTCTTGGAATCCTGTGCCATTCCATACATAGGCATAAGTGGTGTCAAACCAGATAGTTTGATAGGTATTGATTGTGGCCAACTCGCGCTGATCTATTCCCATCACAGGTAATGATGGAAAATATCCGAAGGTAATTGTACTAGCAATCCCTACACCACCAGTATGAGTTAAAATTACATTACCCGTTAGGTAGTTAATGGTTCCACTATTTCCAAGAGTAGGACTTGTCAGTGTCCCATCTCCTTGATCAGTAAAAACTATGGCTCCTAAGTGAATAATCACAGAACCTGGATTAATCTCAGCGGTTACCTCTGGTGTTATGGCAGGAACCACAGTAGAATAAATATTAAAACTCCAAGGAGTTGCCCCACTAACACCAATAGATGCATCAGTAAAAAGCCTTTGCAATCTTCCTAAAAGTTCAATCCCTTCTTTTTTTTTTACTGTATCTCTATAGACAAAGGCATTCTCTAGCCTCTGAAAGGAATTATCAGGACTTAGGAAGGGCTTGTTATAATTTTTCAAGCCCCCGTTCTTATCAAACCCAACAATAGGAATGGATTGTAAAGACATTATTGTATCACCACAAAAGATATCCTTGACCCCGCATCTCCTACATTACCATTTTGTGTATTGAAACTTTTTATGGTGAATTGGGATCCGCTAACAATAGTAAATTCTAATGCATCTGTGGCTAAGGAACCATTGGTCCCTAAGGTCAATTGTACTGTATATTCTTTAACATTATTTACCCAAGCAACTGCTTCTGTAAGGTTTACTGTATAATTACCTGAAGAGTTCCTTACAATACTAGTTACATTGAAAGAGTTTGTTAGGGTAGTTCCTCCTATTATGAAGGTTCCATAGGCTTTTACAGGAACCACTGGATAATTGACGGTGGTTATGTTGTCTTGTCTATAGTAAAGTTCAGATTTTGAATTTACTGCGCTTGTAAGAGTAAATAAGCATCCTTCTCCCGAAGCTGTGGAAGGAGCCGATGCTTGTATAGGAAAGGTTGCAAACTTGTGCTTCCCCTGATTGATATCATTAGGAGCATAGTGATTGACCCCAATAAGACCCGCATAATTGCCAAAGTTATTGTTTACCTGTGCACGCGAATTACCTAAGGTTTGTCCACTAGCTGGTATAGAAGAGGTGAAAGTAGGGATTGCCATAAAATATCCTTAAACTGATCCGAAAAAGCCGGCTCCAGAGCCATATTGATACTGAAGTTGATCGGCAAAAAGTGTCTGTACTCTCTGTTTGCCTAACTGTGCCCAAGTTCTAGTAATTGCAGTGTTGTAGCGCTCTCTTAGCATCTTATCCATTAGAGCCACCCCATCAGAATCTAGCCTGTCCTCGTAGATTTTCTTAGCGGCTCCTACTGCAATACACTCCCACCACTCTGAAAGTTCAGGACTGCCAGAAAAAGCTGGGGTATTAGCTAAAGCTTGTGAAGGCTGTCTATAAGCCACAAGAGTAACCGTGTACCCTGCATTTGGGACTGGGCGTAAAACAAATTGATTTTGAAAAAAGAGTATTGAAAGAGGTATTGAAGACTGATAAGGATTATATTGAATTTGAACGTCGTTTCCTTGCGGTATTGCATTAGTGAATGTAAGAGAAGCTACAGCTCCTGTGAGATAGTTAATAGTTCCACCAGCTAAACAATCTCCTATTAGATTTCCATTACCATCATCGGTAACGTTCATAGTGCTTGTAGCTGTATTGGCGGTAATTAGTATGTTCTGTACCCTAGAAACAGGGTAATTGAGATTAGTAGGGTCATTATTCACACTCCTCAAGAGAGGAACTGAACTTGCCAATCCAGTATAGGGACCCGCACTACCATCACCCGTGGTAAAATTATTCTGATATTGCCAGTTAAAATTCACCGCATAGAAATCCCAAGGATTTTGAAAGAGAGATATCTCTCTATTCATGCAATAGCATGGCATCTCTACAGTAGTATAATTCTCTGAATCAAAAGCATAGGTATCTATCCCTTGAGTAGTATTGAATGTATAAACATCCTTTAGTTTCAGAGCTCTGTATTGCTCTGGAAAATCGTATAAATAGAAGCTATTGACATAATCACTGATACCCACACTGTAGGGTTTAGTAGGATCAGGAACATCAGGTAGCTGATAGGGATCGGCAGAACCTGTCAATCGACGCACTTTTGCAAATATCATCTGTAAGATAGGGATTCTGTTTGAACTAGAAATGGACATAGATTTCCTTAATTTGTGGGCACATTGTCAAAAGAATCTTGTAAATTTACAGTGGCTGTATATTGCCCAGGAACTATTCCAGAGCCTGCAGGAACGGCAATAGATGGGTAAATTACCTCACCTATAGGTGGATAGACAAAAGGATTCAAACCTAGAGTATCTAATTCTAAAGTGACCGTATCGGACGTATGGGACAACACTCGGGCAGACTTCTGGTTGACTTCATACATTCCGTACGGTCGAGAGGTTCTTAAGGATAGGATTTCTCCATCAGTAAAATCATGGTCAGCATCGAACGTCACGACAGCCTTTTGAGCATTGGTGATATCAATAATATTGCTGAGAGTAGGATAAAACTGACTTGCTACCATTACATCATATCCATGGGTGTAAAGCGGCAACGTGAAATCTTTTCTACGGGGGTATAAGGTATTTTTCCAGAGCCACTTATCACAGCAGGCATCTGGCGTACTTTTTTATAAACATTGTTTAGGTGTTTTACCAAAACCATGGGCAAATCTACGATTTCTCCATGTGTGATACGTACACTTCGACAAGGTTCTCCAGGGAAGAATCTATAAGTAAAATCTAGCCATCCACCTTGAGCATCCAAGAATTCGAACATACCCTTGACGAGTTTTTCTCCATCCTTACGCAATTTAGCAATTTTTTCTTTGCATGCGGCTTTTTCAGAATCAGAAGGTAATCTGTATTTCTGAGCATTATATTCTCTGACTTCCATTGGGAATTCTCCATTAAATTTAAAATTTTGCTGCCCAGGTATTACCCTGAGCAGCTTTTAGGAAACTAATTAGTTTCCGTTGTATTGATCTGATTTGAAGGCCATCCAAGTCCAGACATCTCCTGTAGTTCCATTGGCGAACATTGAAGCTCCGCAATGAATTACACGAGTACTTCTGTTGTCAAAAGCATCCAATAGATTAGTTCCAGGGGGATTCTGATTAGGAACCACTCCAGAACCTGCTGGTACAAGCATTGCAGGTATATTAGATGTACCCGCAAGCGCCTGAGCAGATGTTGGAAGAGCAAAAGTTGTGTAACCACTAGTGTTAATATTCACAGTTACTTTTGAACAAGTTGTTGCAGTAGCAGCAGTTACTGCTGTAACAACCCCTTTCATGTTCTGAAGTTGACTCATAGTGGTGATATTAGAAGGAACTCTAAAAGAGACCTCTTCACCTACAGTGAATTCACTATCAATAGTGACATCAACTACACAAGGATTTGCTTTAGTAATTCCAGTAATCCAGCTGTAGCGTGGATAAAAATCGTAAGGAATGTACTTATTGACTGACCCAGTAGTACCATCGGCTGCAAAGTCTGAAGAATCCAAGTCAAGTGTGATGCTTACGTTAGCAGTCACTGCTACTACCTGGAAATCTAGACCAGAAATTTGCTGCATTCCGGCTACGTTGTTCATAGTCACTCTGTCTCCAACACCAATAGTTCCAGTGTTGGCCATAGTAACTACGGTCACTCCACCAGCTGCTCCTCTTGTAACGGCTGTACAAGCAAGAGTAGTAAATGAAGGAGGATCTATAACATCATAAGTGCTAATGCCATCCGCGGACAAAAAGCTAGAAATCATAGCTGGATTTGATGCATCAGATGTCTGACGGATACCTTTTGCAGTATCTTGAGACATGCTGCGCTGCCAAAACCATTCTATCTCTTGAGCGTCACTTGCTTCCCCCCAACCGGTAGAAATGCTAGAACCTAAGTTCCTCATTACTATGTAATCAGGTGGATTTTGACTCTGAAGAGAAATATTTACAGGAGTACTCACAGTAGCTGTGAATGTCCCGCTTGCGATCATTGAATATGGTAACATGTTAACCCCCTATATCCCTGTTGAACGTAAATTTTGAATCCAAAGGTCATTGGTGATGCATTGGCCTTGGTAGAACGAGCAACCCGCTGTATGACGGAGCATGCAAGGATCGTTGTTGTATCCAGGAGGCATATAGATGAATCTAGCTTTGCCACCAGATTGCCAAACCACTTTGTAAGACTCTTTAGCCGCCACAAAACAGTTAGCAACATCTGCACCCAGAAGAGAGGCAAATTGTGTTACTGAACCTTGTTCGGATACGAAGTAACGGACGTTATTCACACCACCCCATTCTGTGCTCAAAGTTTGAGAGATATGTGGGTATTGGAATTTACGTACGAATCCTTGGATATTGTTTAGAACAGGAATCATCCTGCTGGTCAACATACATCCATAGCTATCCCCAATAGGAGCTGTACCGAATTTCAGATCAGCTTCTACGATATTTGTGATGTATTCAGCAGAGTTGTTCTGGAGTACTGTCACAACGTCATCGACGTCACTGATAGCCATTTCGGTAGGTAAGTCACCATTGGAACCGCCTACACAGTTGATGATAGAAGCGCTTGACTCAAGTTGATCTCTAACAAGAACGTCTTGTGTCTCACGAAGAGCTTGTCCCAACCTTGCAGCAGCACTGTTAAGAACGGGGTCTTCGTTTGTGATCGTTACTTGGCGAGTTAAAACTATATAAGTAGCATACACTCTCACACGACAGTCCACATCCACCCTGTTTAATTGTTGTGGGGGAGGATTTGTCTGAGCGTCGTCAAGAGGAATTGGGAACAGACCTAGACGATCATATCTAGATTGTCTGTCGATAAAGCCTTGATTGTCGGGTAACTCCACAGGCACAGCAAAGAGCATGTGCACTAGATTGTGCTCGGGAGTAGACAACAACTTGGCGTTGTATCTCTGCTGTATTTGAGGAGGCAGAGTTGAAATTGATACTGTCATTGGGCACCATTTTGGTTACCCCCTAGCCAGCCATATTTGCGTATCTCATCATCTCAGCATGAAGTTCTTGTTTATTCTTTTCCGTCAGCTGGAAAGTTTGTGCCATGGGTCTTTTATCAAACGCCATAGGAGATGGAACACTTTTTGAATTCTGTTCTATCTTCTTCTCAACTTCTTGAGACCTTCTAGCCCCAGGAACCTTGTCAACAAGATTCATCGATTTAATGAACATGTAAGTTTGGAGTCCCATATCGTATGGGTCCCCGCTCTTAACTATCGCTTTGGCGAGTTTGGGGTTTTGTTGTTCTAATAAATCCAATGTCTCAGGGTTGACGACATCATCGAAGTCAGGGAACTCACTCTTGAGTTTTATCATGAACCTAGACTTTTCCTGATCTTCTAAGGCTTTTTTTACAGCCTCTTCAGCTCGCTTCTCCGATCTCTGTTCAGATCTCTTCAAAAGCTGTTCTACTTTCCCAAAGGGGATGTAGTCATCGGGTGGAATAGTGTCCAATTCATCAACAGATGCAGGAAGTCTAGGTGGTTGATTCCCTTGTAAGAGAACCCTCTCTAGTAACTCTTGTTGCATCTTTAGTTGACGCTCATACTCTTGAGCTCTGCGCTCTGCTTCTTTCTTGCCTTGGCGTAATGCACGAATGTTTTTCTCATTCTCATTAACTTCCTCGACAACAGGAGTCGTTTCTACCTGCGGACTGGTTTCTGGAGTGGCGATCTCCGGTTCAGCCAATTGATTTGCTACTTCGTCCATAAACATTTTTTCCTTCCGAGTGGCGAGCTCGATATCAGCCAATAAGTACACGCTGTAAAGCCAGCGGAGTCTTTCCTTGAACAAATATGTAACTAAATTTTATTTATCTAGAACAAAATTAAGAGAGGTTAATTTGGATAATGTAAAATCGTGTACAGTTTGTAAATTAAGTAAATTGGAGTCAGATTTTATCGGTAATCAAACTGAATGTTATAAATGTGTGTATGCACGCAAAACCAGCAAGTCAGAGAAACCAGTAGAAAATAGATTCTGTAGAGTGTGTAAAAATAAAATACGTAATAACAGAAGACGTTATTGCAGCTCAGAGTGTTACGATAAGAGAAAATACTGGACGCATAAAATCAATATCGATACTCAAGAATGGAAGAGAAGATTTAATCCTTTCCGTTAGGCTACTTTTGGTAATGGCTTATCTTTGAAATGTGGATTTGGTTTCCAATTACCCATATCATCTTTCATAAAACCAAAAGCATGTAAATCATGACGTCTCCACGCCATTACCTCTTCTACTAGAGCATGCTCAAACAAATCCTTACATCTGATGATGTTTTCCATCTCAGACCAGTGTGGAAGAGACCAACAAAATCTAGTTTCAAAAACCTGTGGATTATGCCAAAAGACAGTGGTGTCATCCTCAGGATAGGGACGCCACAATTGTTTAAATATTCTCCTTAAAAGAGCATCTTTCATCTGTAGATCTTTTTTCTCGTGAATGAGAACATAAAAAGGCCTACCGTCGAAATCTTTAGTACCAGCTTCTATAGCGTCATTGATATCCGTTACCAAATCAGGAATCATGGAGTTAGACATGTCCCCTACTTCAATAATTCCAGGAGATTTTTGCATATGCAAATCACGATAGATTTTCCCTACTGTAGGTCTAGAGGGATCGTATTGGCTTTTCTCGCCTGTATATTTTTTTTTTGCCATTGTCTTCCCTTTTTTAAAAAGGTTCTTTGCAGTCATTGCAACAACAAAGAACCCGAGGCAAATATGAAAATTTGAAACTATTTACGTCTACCCTTAGGAGTAGCTAAATCAGTACGTTGACCTTTGCGAGTTTCGCTCAACTGCTTACGTCTTTCAGATACCTTTTCTGTATATGGCATCTGTTTGATAGTAGGAGGATTAGAGATAATAGTTCCCTTCTGCACGGGGACTTTTGCTCCACTTTTTTTCATGAGTAACGACCTTTATAAGCTTGACTCTTTAGTTCTTTAGACTCTTTACCTTGAAAAGCATTTTGACGCTCAACATAGGCAGTAGTTTTGTTGAATCCTGCTTGAGAGAATTCACTTTCTGGTTTTTGGTAGCTTTCTACCTTAGGTGCCATTTCACCTTGTGCATAACCGGCTTTCGCCATACTTTCTTTCATAACCCCTCCGGAGGTTGTTTGGGTCTTTCATCGACAGATATTTAACTAAATTATTTTTCACAAGATGTTATTCAAATATATTAGCCAAATATAGCGGATATATAGTGAGCATATATTTTGGATATTTTTGAAATATTCTAGATATATATGGGTTCAAAAGCAAAATGACCACCACCATGCTTTTTATGACAATATAGCGTGCACTTAGGGTCTACACTAATTTTCACTCATAAAAAAGTGATCGGCAAAGCCAAATTTCTATGCACATAGGGCCCATTTTTTCTTGTTCACAACAATGAAAGAATAGTCTAGAGTCTTTTTGCATAAAAAAAGGAAGTTATGGAACCTATCCCAATTAAAGAAGAAGAAAACAAGATAGCTAATGAAGAATCGATCTACCTATATGGGTACTTGAGAAAAAAATACTGCAACGACAATATCAAGGATCTGGATATAGTAATGAATTCACTTTGTTTCGCCTTATGTAGATTAATTGCCATGCATGTTGCTAAAGGAGAAGAACATATTTTAATAGAAATTATAAAAAAAACTATAGAATCTCCATTTCTTAAAGAGAAATAAAATATGTCAGGAATGAAAATAGGATATATTAGAGTTAGTGCTGAAGATCAAAATCCACAGCGACAATTAGAGGCTATACAAGCTGACAAACTGTTTATAGACAAATCGAGTGGTAAAAACACAGATAGGCCTGAATTTCAATCTCTAATCAATTTTATAAGAGAAGGCGACACTTTAATCGTTCATAGCATGGATAGATTAGCCAGAAATTTGGATGATTTAAGACAAATAGTACAAAACCTTGTAAAAAAAGGTATTCATGTGCAATTTGTGAAGGAAAATATTACATTTACAGGCGATGATTCCCCTATTTCTCTCCTTACTCTATCTATTATGGGAGCTTTTGCAGAGTTTGAAAGATCGATTCTAAAAGAACGCCAGAGAGAGGGGATAGAGATAGCCAAAAAGAGAGGTAAATACAAAGGAGGAAAGTCTAAAACACTTAAACCACTGCAAATAGAAGAGTTAAAGATAAAAGCGTCACAAGGATTGTCAAAGAAATTTCTTGCTTCACAATATAATTTAACTCCAAGAACTATATATTATTATTTAAGTGGAGAACCCAGGAAAAAACAATTAATAAGCTAATTTAGCTCAATTGGTAGAGCATCCGACTTGTAATCGGACGGTTGAGGGTTCAAGTCCTTTAGTTAGCAGTCCACACAAAAAAGAATAGAATGAAAAAAAATAAAAAATACCAGTGTTATTACTGTGGGATTCACCACTCAAAAGTGGAAGCTCAAGGTATATTTTATTGTCCAAACAATCTTTGCTCAGGTCCTGGGGCGGCTTACTTCAGGAGCACCTTAAAAAGCTACACAGAAGACGGATCTGGCCACTACGTTCACCCTACAGAACGAATGGTAAAGGGATTTCTAAAGAACCTCACCACTAGAATATTTTATTTTAGGAGCAGAAAGCCTGATGAAGCAAATCACTAAAAAAGAACTAAGTAGGAAAAAACCAACTGTTGAAGAAGGCCATTGGGAAGGTAAATTCTGGTGTAACTGTCGAACAAGAAACTATAGAAGGTGGTTAGCCAAGAAGAAGCATGGCAATACCTTCGAACAGCTTAAGACACACTCGCTTCTGCCGACGATGGAGCGTTATCAGTTACCTCATCAATAGCTTGTTCTGTCGGGTCTTGCATAAGATTCTTGAAATGACTCAAAGCTTCTATGCTTTCTCTTAGATGAGCAATATCCATACTCTGTAGCTCCTTAGCCGCTTTCATCAAGTTGAGTAATGAATGAGTATCTTCCTGTTCTGACTTACGCAGTTTATCAATTGCCACAGCCTTATCAGTGTCAATCTTAGCAATACGTTCTTTAGCCAATCCCATTTGAGACTGTGCATATGCTATCTTGGTCTGATTTTCTACTTCAAGTTGACGCATCTGAAGCTGAGCCATCTGTTGCTGTTGCTGAGCTGCTGCTTGCTCACGTTCCATAATCTTTTTAACAATGCGGTCTTTATTCTGAAGCTGAGCAATTTCCAATATCTCATCAGATGGAACATCAATACCTGTAACTTGTTTAAAGTAGAGAAGCTGGTTAAGTTCAAGTTGTTGCTGAGTTTCAGTGAGCATACCTTGAACAATTTTACATCCATACTTGAAGAATAGTTTGTTATCAAACTCAGGCGTTGGATCTTCCCCTATTACCTGTTGAACCTTGCCAAAAGTCCAGTTCTTCTGAATCATCTGAATAATAATATCCCCTACAAGCCTTTGGGACTCGTCCAATTGGTCAAATAGCTTTTGTAGGCGTATAAGTCCAGCTCCTTGCTTAAGAGCCGTCATAAGACCGGATTTATCGTCTACCTCAAATCCCATCATCACTTCAGAAGCACCAAGTATTTCCATGGTGATATTCTTGAGCATGTCTTCCATCTGAATCATTGTGGGAGCAGGGGGGACAATTTGCATCTGTTCTACGTCAGACATCTGGAACATAGGATCGATCGCAAGCACGCGTCCATTACCCTGATTGAAGCTATCATCTGGTGTAACTAATGCACCCTTTTTAATCTTAAGTCCTTGCTGCTGAGCCTCTAATATATCTAAATCGGCTACCTTGCGCCTATTAAATAAATATTGAGCATCTCTAGCATCTCTCACAACTCCTTTAAACTTATAGGCATAGTATGGAGTGTCAGGATCGAAGTATCCTAAAACTGGAACCACTGGATATCTATCAATCTTATTAGGGTCTGGCTCATCTACCATTACTCTATCATTCAATACAATACTACGACGAACTGTAGGCCTAGGACGTTTGATAACCTTCATCCTGCCTTTCATTTCAGGACTTTTAGCATATAGCTGCTGAAGCGCATCTTTCAGAACCTTGTCATCCCCTTCAAACTCCTGGCATTCTTCAGTTTCTTTGTCTATGATGAATGTTGCCTCACGAGTAGCTAGATACCAGTATTCGTCCAAGGCTATTAGGTTAGGAAACTGTATTTGATAGACTTCAGGCATGTAATAGAACTTATCATCTCGATAGGTGCCTGATGGAAGGGCCATAATTTCATCAGTGAAATTAGAATAGAGAGTAGCAGCCTCTTGTTTATCAAAGAATTGGCGAGTCCACCAATAACGACAGTCGCTGAGGTCGTGTCTACGGAAATAAGGATCGAACAGGCAGGATTTCATATCGATATATCGTAGACGTATATCCCCTGAAATGGGGTCCATTGTGGTGTCTTTAAATATAGTTATGAACCCTAGCCCTTGAGTAAGAGCTCCTAGCTCAAAAGCATCAGAGTAGATTTGATATGCACCGCATTTATTATGAACATGATAAAGACATTTAGTCATCTGATCAGCAGTCTTTTGCATTGGCGACATGATAGGTATACAAGTAGTAGACTTTCTATTCCTTCTTTGGTATCCTGATATCATCTGAATGGCAGGATTTATTAGATTGAAGTTGAATATCTTACGCCTGTAAGTAGCAACACCTGGAAATATTAGGCCCCACAAGTCTTGGTCACCTAATCTAAACCTTTGATCTAGATCACCTTGATACCATTGGGTCTGAAGAATATTGATACAATCGGAATAGTTTTTATTCATCTGCTGACGCAACTGTAAATCAACAGAGTCAGAAGGCCAGAAAATAGGATCGTTGTTACGCATACTGTTAATGTGCTAAACTAAATTTTTAAGCTCAAGTTCTTAAATGACCTATTCCATATCTCTTAACTGCATTTCTAACTGTCTAAAACAAAAGATCATTTTCTCAAGCTCCTCAGCCCTTTCCCACTTATTAAATCCCATAAGATAATTAGCTATTATTGAGGTTATAGAACTCTGCAATACTTTCAATTGGG